TCATAAGTGGAATTCAGAAGCTATGTTGTCAAATATGCTAAAAGATGGTTATAATGACCAACAACAGTACGCACCAACATTCGAGCATAACGGTGTTGTTGTAGCAAAAAGTGTAGACGAGTTCAATAGTTGGGCTAGCGAACAAGACTCATTTAAACGAATATTAAAAGGTGTTGATAGCAGCGGGGCTGATACAACACAAAGTCGAAACGCTGGTGGCGTGGCTGATACATTAGAAGCTTGCAAGGGTGATAAAGCTCTTGAAGCAGCATATTTCAATAGACAAATGAGTAATTAGACCATGCTAACAGATATGAAGGTATTCAACACACAACTGCAGACTGCAATTATTATAAAACTAACCCAAAAAGCAGACTTATTTACTGCCGCTTCAGGTATTGCTTTAGTAAACGAAGCGATGATGGGTGACTTTAAAGAAGAGGCCATCTGGAATAACGTATCACAAGCTTTGCGCGATGTTGACGCATACGCCGCCCAAGCTGCGATTACCGCTATCGGTTTATCACAAGATCAAATGAACGAAGTTAAAACAATGAAAGCTTTTGGTCCGCTAACTTGGGAGCCTAACCAACTTGCATGGATTGGCAAAAACCCAGGTGAAGCGCTAAGTGTTATTTCTGAGTCGTTATCAATGGCTGTTATGCAAGACCAGGTTAACAAAGCTATTGGTGTTTTAGTTGCTGCACTGTCAAATGAATCAACTGCTGTTTTAGATGTGTCAGCTCTAACCGGTATTCTAGGTGCAGTCAGTCAAAACACATTGAACGATACTCACGCGTTATATGGTGATGCTTCGATGAATTTGACTACTCAAATTATGACGGGTGCAACTGCTCATAAGTTGATCGGCCAAGCTTTAGATAACGGTCAAACACTATTCCGTGAAGGTACGGTTCGTGTAATCGATATCTTAGGTAAACGAACAGTAGTTACAGACAGTCCTGCACTTATCGCAGGTACAAAAGAGCGTGTTCTTTGCTTGCTACCAATGGCTGCAACTATTGCATCTAATAACGACTTCCGCAGTGCCATTGTTGAAGGTACTGGCAAGACTCGATTAGAAACAACTTACCAAGCTGAATACACCGAAAACGTATCAGTACTTGGTTATTCTTGGAATAGTGCGGTAAAATCACCAGTAAAGGCGCAGCTTGAAACCGGTACTAACTGGACTTTAATTATGCCACTAAAAGAGTCTGCTGGTGTTTTATTAATTGCTGATCCAGCTAAGGGTTAATCATGAAAAATAAATTTTGGTTTATTGAGTTTCCGACATATCAATACAAAGAAAATGTCATGGAGCTTGCACACGTTAATCATCTTGAAATTGTAGATATTAAATTTAAAAGCTCTATGAATCCTGATTTGGCCGTATCTGAAAAAGATGCACTAAAGCTAACAAAGATTAAGTAGTTTTATTTTAAATTAAAAAGGGCGGCTATATGCTGCCCTTTTTAATGGAGTTTTGATTATGAATACAATGAATTATTTACTTGCTCAAATTGTTTTGGCAAATGGCGGCACAGTTACAAACCCACAAAACAGAAATCAACTTTTACAAGACTGGCTTAACGCCTTATAAGGATTGATCATGAGCATTAGAAATAAACTGCTTGAAGATATATTGTCATCAACAGTGCAACCGGCAGCAGCAACAAAAACTTACTGGTTTTATGCTAATGATACTGCAACAAACCCTGCTGACGGAGGTACAAAGATAACGCATGGCGCAGGATCCGCCACCACATTCTTAACTAACAATAACTTAGGCACAAGGACGTTTGTCTACAATCCTGATGGTAATGCTAACTTGTGGAACCCGTCGACTAATAAGTTTGATTTTAGTAGTTTAAAGATTGGTGATATTGTTGATTTTAGAATTGATATAGTTATTGATCATGCTGCTGCCCAAGAACTGAATTTGGTGTTTGATTTGGCGGAAGGTGCGGCATCACCTTACACTTTAAATATTGCTCACGATTATTATAAGACAGCAGACACTAGCGTGGTAGTAACAGCGCAGTTTAAGTTGCCTATGATTAGTCAAGACACTATAGATAACAGCGCTAGGATAAGACTTACATCAATAGCAGCAGCTGACATTGTTGTAGAGGGTTTTTATTACGAAATTACCGAGGTTTAATATCAAAGGGGCTTAATCGCCCCTTTTTTACTGCTTAACTTGAGTAACTACACGCTCACCAGCAACATAAGTAACTTTTAAATCAACAATATCACCTTCGATAATTACTCTTCTTTTTTGTTACTCATAGATGTAAGTATTTTAGATGTCATCATTAGTATTGGTATCATTATTTATTCCCTACAAATTTAAAAGTCCAAAGCGTGCACGCTGCAACGGTAATTCTTTCATGAGAGATGACTCGACCAAAATCACATTCTGTTTCATCGCGCCAATGCCGCATGAGTTTTGCAGCTAAATTTTCATCATGGGTTTTTACTTCAGTAATGCAATTTAATTTAAATTTATCCATTATTTATTCTCCATTGATTTTATCAATCATCATATCGTATTGAGCTTTGCTGATTACTATCATTTGATTATTACGTGACACAATGCAAACAGGGTTATTTGTTTGCTCGCATTCGTCTAGCGTTTTGCGTAAATTGGTTTTCATTTCAGTGTATGTGATTACCTTCATTGTTTGCTATCTCCTTGGTTAATAATGCTAAATGCTTTGCTAATCGCTTCTACTATTCTAGCTAAGTAACAATAATCTGGAGTTGATTTGGTTGGTATATCATCTTCCCATAAACCATACCTTTCAAAGTCTGATTCCATAATTAGATCAGGACAAGTCCATGTGTCATAGCAGTGCTTCGGCGCATAGTCTGACCAATCTTCAATATTGTACATTTCACGCGCCGTAAATCCATCTATCAAATTTTCTCGTCGCAATTCAAGAGTGCTTTTTCTTATTGTTTCTGTAAGCCCGTCATAATCTAATTCTGTTGATTCTTGTGAATGATCCCATAAGCAATTAACTAAATAAGCCGCATTACAAGATAGAAAGAACTCAGCTATTCCGAGACCACTCATACCACCCCAATAATAAGACCAAGATTTACCAAAACATTCAAACGTAATCTTCCCTTTTCCTGGTTCGTAGTCCTCAATAAAAACAGTTACAGGATCCAATCTATCCAAATCCGTCAGTGTTAATTTTTTAACTGTGCTTTGCAATATTTTCATTATCTAAATCCTTATGTGTTGTTGATGTACCAATACTAGGCCCACCAATGGCACTAGTCAACGATTATTTTTAATTTATTGCAGCCGTGCTATAATTGAGCTATTAAATAAAAGTTCAAATCACAAGGTCAATCATGGCGCTAATTATCGAAGATGGAACAGGTGTTGCAAATGCGAACTCATTAACTACTGATGCTGAGTTTGTTGCTTACGCTGCGCTAAAGGGTTACACAATACCGAGCACAGAAGCAGAGCGAGATGTATTGCAAGTTAACGCATATGATTTTATCAACTTTACGTATGAAAGCCGACTTCAAGGCTCCAGAGTAAAACCTCAAGTTCAGACGGGTATATTACCGCGCAACTATATGTACGCTTATGATGAATTAGTTTTAAGTACATCAATACCGCAAGATTTCAAAAACGCCCAAATGCTAGCTTCATTTTCAATTAATGGTGGCGTTGATACTAACGCGGTTAAGACGGATGCAAACTTAAAAAGCATAACTTTGGTCGGTGTAATTTCTGAGGTGTATCAAGATGGCTCGAGCACACCAACACTTGCTCAAATGCCTGCGGTATCTAGGGTTTTAAGACCATACACCAAAGCCGGTGTTAATGGTGGTGGATTGTACAGAAACGATATGGGGTATTTAGGGTAATGGGTAGCTCAAACATTAGAGCAAAGGTGACTAAGTTACTAGCTAAAGCTGTGGTGCTGACAGGCTCAGTTAATAGCGATAAAGTTTATCTTGTAAGCAAGTCCACAACTGCGGGAAATCCATTATCACCAGGAACTACTACATCAACAAATATAGAATTAAAAAACGCTGTATTTGTAGATTACGACGCGAAAATGTTTAATATAAATATACTTGCAGGAGATAGAAAATTAGTTTGTGATAACGCGACAATTATCAAGCAGGGTGACGAGATAACGCAAGGCTCAGTTTCTTACATTGTAATTAGCTTGGGTATTGTTGCACCTACATCTGATGTACTGGTTTACATGCCACAGGTAAGGTTAAAATAATGCCATTGCTCGGTCGTGAAAAAGTAACGTATGAATTAAAAGTCGGCATGAAAGAGCGCGTCAACACTAATTTAAAAGGCGTTTACTTGGCAGGGCTTCAGCAAATAATACAATCTACACCAGCGGACAAGGGTCGAGCTAGAAATAATTGGTTTTTAACTGTCGGTACACAGTCAAACAAAACAACAGATAGCGAAAGTAATAATGGTGCTAATTCATTAAATGAATTAGCAAAGCTACCGCAATCAGTTTTAGATAAGAGGTTATACTTTACTAATAATCTATCTTACATTGGGGTGCTTGAGTATGGCGGCTTCCCAAATCCAGTAAAAAAAGGCTCTTACATTAAAAAGTCTAAAAGCTATGAGATACTATCGATCAAAGGTTTTAGTAAACAAGCACCTGACGGTTGGGTTAGAAGAACACTAATACTCATGCAAAATAAAATAAGGTCACTATGAGCGATTACAATATATTACAATCTCTTAGGGGTGTTTACGCAACAGCGACAACAACAACTAATAGCAATACATCATACATAGACCCCCCTGAAGATTTCGATCCTCAAGGTAAAGCTTTGTGGTTTCATGAAGGTTTTATTCCTGCGTCAAGCGAATCAACAGGCAAGACAAGGCAGTCTAGCGATGAGGACAGGGGTATATATCAAATAACTGTATACACCCCTTTAAATGTTGGTGATTACGGCAAATCAATGTCAGATGCTATAAGTGCAATCAAAGCGGTTTTTTACAACGGCGCTAGCAATGTGTATCTGGGGCAAAAAGTTGATATACTAGAAGTCACTACGCAAGGTGTAGCGCAGAATGAAGCATGGGTAAGAAGAATCATTTCAATTAATTATTTAACATATACAACGAGGTAAAAATCATGGCTGGTGAAAATAATGCAACAACTATCATCTTACAAAAAGGATCTACACCCACTGATATCGTAGGGCAAGGTGAATTTAATGTTACTTATGGCGGTGAGCCAATTACATTTGAAAATAAAAGTAACGGTGATTGGGTTACTAGGCTTGATGCTCAACTATCAGGAAAGGAACTTGTTATATCTGGATCATTAACATACAACAGTGACACCGTATATCGAGCTGTAAGAACTGAGGCTTTATCGGGTACTCAGGATGATTATACTTTAACTTTCCCTGATGGATTTAAAGCAGAGGCCAAATTCGTTCCTCATGGTATGAGTGACAGCTTACCCCCTGGTGGAGCAACAGTAACCTCTATTACGTTTTCATCAAGCGGTGCCGTGACTTATACGGCTGCTACCTAGTGATCAAGTTAGCTTACATTGAATATCCGTACAAAATAACTAACGGGGCTATAAAACAGTTTTACGATAAGACTGCTTTAGACTTAGATGGTGTTTTGTACGAATATTTATTAGCATACAGAGAAATCCCTAAAGGCTCTGACGATATCAAAGTAACAGCATTAATGAAAAGGGTATGCCCTAAAGTTCTTGCTGCTGAATTGTTTCACGCCATATTCAAGGCTGAAAACTCTTGTGTGTCTATTGATGAAGTGCAAGATGCTATGAGTATGGTGTCCGGCCGTCACAATCCCGAGGCAACGGAATGCTCGCACCCTTGGCCGTTAGTGATGGTGAAGCTTGCTTATGATGTTGATGAGTATAAATTTAACAACATTACTAGCGCTAAAAAAAAAGCGGATTTATCGGGCAGCAAAGAAGACAAGAAAGGCTAGTTAAGTATGATTATTGGAAGTGGTTTAAATACTGCGTAAAAGAGTTAAAGATAGCCCCCTCAGAATTTTGGGGGCTTGATTTTGTTGATATTTACAATTTGCTTGATCTTGATGCTGCGGCCGCAACGGACCTTAGTATCGGCTTAAGATTCAGAAGAAAATTAAACGGGGCATCTGAAAAATGGCTACAGAGTCGTTAATAATAGAGTTAGACGCAAGGACAAAAAAACTTGATGCTAAGTTGGATTCAACTGATGATAAAATAGATAAGATATCCGACACAACAGCAAAAGCTGACAGGTCATTAGCTAAATTCAGTAGAGCTGCAAGCTTAACCGCTGGCGCGATGGTTAAAGTTGGCGCCTCTGTCGTGGCTTTTGGCTCTGCTATTTCTGCTATGACATTAAAAGCATCAAGCAGCCGTAAAGAGTTAGAACAATTTGCAAGACAAGCAAAAACAACCGAGGAAGACTTTCAATCATTATCCTTTGCAACCAAACAGTACGGCATTGATGCAGAAAAAATAGCGGACATATCAAAAGATATTGCCGATAAAGTTGGTGAATTTAGCGCAGCGGGTACGGGAACATTTCAAGACTACGCCGATGTAATGAAGTTGACAAAAGAACAAGCAAGATCAACAGCTCAAGAGTTTGAGTCATTAAGCTCTGAAGAAGTCATAGGTAAAATGGTTAGTAGGATGGAGGACGCTGGAGTATCTGGTAACAAGATGACTTTTGTTCTTGAGTCTATGGGTAGTGATCTATCGAAGCTTCAGCCCTTATTTGTCAATAATTCTGAAGAATTAAAAACCATGCGCGAAAGGTTTAACGCTGTTAACTCTAGTATGAGTATCACATCTGGTCAAGCTGAAAAGTTAAAAGAGGTTTCAACTAGTTTTGATTTAATGACTAGTAGCTTTGGCAATGCAGCAACGGCAGTAAGCGCAACAATAGCACCCATAGTTAATGAGTTTTTTAATGATGTTATAGATGTTGTGCCAACAGCAACACAGGCGATCATAGATTTTACAAACTCATTTCTTGATGCTGAAAACATAACTTCAATATCGGCAGTAAACAAAGAGATTGCAGATTCACAAGACCAAATAGCGAAAAAAACAGAGTTAATTGCAAGCACAAACGGCAGAAATCAGCGAGTCCAAAAAATATTACTAGATGAAGAAAACGAAAGGCTAACCGCTCTTGAAGCGCAGCTAGTGGTATTAAAAGAGCAAGAAAAACTAGCGGACGCAAGGAAACTTAGCGGCAGTCAGATTGGTGGTATAACCTCGACTGGTGATGGGGTGACATCTTCCGGCACTGGTGATGAGCTTCAGGAGATATCTGATAGATTTAAAGATGAAGAGTTATTGTTAACTGAAAAGTTAGAGCGAGATCTTTTGAAAGTTGGTGATAACAATCTACTAAAAGTGCTACTTAACGAACAATATTGGGTTGACATAGTCGAGATGGATCTCGCAGCAGAAAATCAAATCACCGAGGCAACATCCAAGGCTTTAGCTGACAGAGCAAAATTAACAGGTCGTGCTGCTAAAGCTGAAATTGCTATGGAAAAATCAGTCGCAAGAAATTCTATTGATTTAATCAACGGTGTTTTAGGTGAAAGTAAGGCCGGAGCTATTGCGGGATTGGTCGTGCAAAAAGCATCTGCTTTATCAGCAAATGCCACAGCTACACTATCAGGTTCAGTTCTTGCTTTTGCATCGCAGCTAATACCTGGCGACCCAACATCAATCGCAAGGGCTGAAGCTGCAAGAGATTACACTTTGGGTTTAGGATCGATTAATGCAGGTTTAATTGTTGCAACGGGATTAACTCAAGCAGCATCTATCGCGGGTGGTGGCGGTGGTGGTGGACCAAGTGGCTCAGGCTCTGCTTCATCCTCTACACCAGCACAAGAAGCATTTCAAGCTGAAACAACATCATTGGAATTGTCAGACTCAACAGCGAGTGGTGCACAGACCCTTAACGTTACAGTGCCCAGCGGAGATGAATTAGGAATGGCGCTTGCAAACTGGCTGAAGCAAGCAAGAATAGAGGGCCGCGCATAATGGCTTTATCAATATCAACAAGTAATGTGTTAATCAATTATACTCCTACATTAACGGATGCAGGCACCGGCGAAGTACCTTCCAATATATCAGACCCAGACCATTCATTGACATACACATCTGGCTCTGGCTCTGGATATTTTGAGGTTAATTATCACGCCCAGACTGGTATTAGTTATGTCGGCATTTCAGGGCACAATGCCGCGACATCAGGTCCGGTGGTTGTACAGATAATTGATGGTGATGGTGTGGGTTTAATAGACTCTGTGACAATTAAACGTAATCACAATTTGATGTTTACATTTCCTACAATGAACTTTACAAAGTTGTTGGTTAGATTTTTAACTACGTCTACGACTTTTCAAACAACACTAAGCTTTATTGCTGCAGGTCAGCACTTAACAATTAGCTCGGGTGAGCAGGCAGGATATAAAAGAGCTTGGCTTAATCGCTCAAAAACGCAAAAGACAACTACTAATTTAACTGTAGCCCCCATTGCTAGTACAGTTAAGGCTAAGTCGTTAAAAGGCTTGTTATCGTTTCCTAACGAAGCAGCTTTATTTACTGAAGGTGATTGGCAAGACTTTATCGACTTTAGTTTTGAGCAACCGTTTTTTATTAAAGAGCAGGTAACTAAGCCTGAATCATCCTATTTGTGTTTTGACCCTAATCACGATATACCTGCACATTCTCAAACAAGAGAACTTAATGGTATAATGTTAAAATTCACAGCTTACAACGGGTTATAGATGGCAACTTTTTTAGCTACTCAAAATATGAGAGTGCAAGAGCACTTTGAAGTGTTGGAGATTGATTTACCTGTTATTACTGGTACTTGTACTATTGGTGCTGAGCAAGGAACTGGAACACCGCTAACTTGTGATCAACCGTGGGCGATTGCTAATGGGGGGTTGAGCGAATATAAAACTTATTATTTTACTAATGTAAATGCACCGCTTTTACCATCAATTAATGGTGAACCGATTTGGCGCTGCATACAATCTATTAACGAAATAGCTCCAGAATTAAAGCCCGGTGACGGTTTGTCAGGTCGGTCCTCATTATCTGTAACGATGATTGATTTTGATAAGCAAGACCCTAACGCTGATAACATTCCTGCGGGCGTTAAAAATCAAGGCACTTATTTTGGGAAGCTTGATGAACGCCAGATATTTGAAAACAAAACAGCAAGGCTAAAGCTGTACAGGGTCCAAGATGATGGCAGTGTTGATTTAGCTAACGGAGCGCAAACTAGGAGCTTCCTGAGCAACACTATCTCACTAAGTGAAAATGGCACATGGTCACTTAGATTTAAAGATGTTTTATCACTAGTGAATCTTGGTGAAAAAACATGGCCACCGACAAAGGGTGGGTTTATTAAACTTGATATTGATGCTAGTCAAAATACAATCACTGTTGATGATGTTGTTACCTATACAGCCTTGGACTTCATCAGAATTGGTGAGGAGCATTGCCAAATAGTTAGCATTAATACATCAACCCCAACGGCACCAGTTTTAACGGTTACAACGCGCGGGGGTAATTTAATTGCACCCACATCAGGCGCACTATTAACAACTACTGTAGCAAGTGCGCACAGCGCGGGTGATGAAGTTTTTATCTGTGATTTATCTGACAATGAAACCATTGGTGATTTATTGGCTAGAATTTTAGTTGAATCAGATTTTTCATCTGCATTAATACCATCTGCTGATTGGTCTGCTGAGGTTTTAAAATGGCATCCAAACGACAAAGTAAATACATTGCATGGAGAATCCGAAGATCTTAACGCGGTATTGAATAGAATACTAACAGGGTATTTAATGGATTTATGGTTTGACCCTATCGGTACAGCAGCTTACCCGAACGGCCAAGCTAGGCTATCAGCAAATAGCGTATGGCAGCAATCAACAGCATCATTAACCGAAGGTAAGGAAATAAACGCATACACTATCAAAAAGGTAGCAAAAGAAGAGTTAAGGGCTACCCAGGCATTTGTATTGTATGACAAAAGAAACCTATCTGAATCAGATGACACAGCTAGCTTTAAAAAAGTCGCTAGACATTCAGATGATGAGTTAATCGGCCCTGAACTTTACACTAAACACAAAGATAAATTATTTAAGCCTAATTTTCTTATTGATACAGATGCAGCTAAGTTATTAACACAACGATATGTGGGTAGGTTTAAATTTACGCCTTTTTTGCGCTCTTTTGTCACTGACGAAAGGTATTTAACATTTAAAACGGGTGATGTTGTTGATCTGATAACTAGCGCAGACCAAGGTATTTACGGCTCAGGCTCAGGAAATATTCGCGGACAAATAACAAAGATAAACCCATCATACAAAGACGGTAGACAGTACAACGTTAAAGCACTGACTTACGAAGCCGCGTTAACTTCAGGCTCAGAAAATGTAATTAATGGACCTTCAGGTGGTGGTGAGCCATTTAGCTTATATGGCTTTGTTGGCAACCCTCCTGCACCGGCTGCGGGAGATCCTGCTTTAGAGTTTACCTTTATATTCAAAGGGTCTTATTCTTTCGGCAATTCTGCAATAATATCAGGGGCATTTCCAGCAGGCACAACATTAACAGTAATACTTGCTAACGGCTTTGACGGTCAGGCATCAGGTGGTAATGGTGGCATTGGCGGTGACTTAATAACAGACAGAAACGCCGGCAATGGTGTTGATGGTGGGGTTGTATTTACGGGTAGCTCGGGAATAACTATCAATATTTATTTTAGCGGCACCACGACATCAACAGCATACCCAACCGCTGATGGTTACATTAGAGCACCGAGTGGGGGTAGCGGTGGTTTTGACTCATCAGCACCAGATAGCCCAGGTGATGGCGGCGACGGCGGTGATGGGCGAAGCGTCGGTTTAGGTGGTGAAAGTTTTTCTACGGCTGGTGTTAACGGGGCTATTGATGGTTCAAACACGGGGTGGGGTGTTGATGGTGCTGACAATGACACATTAAGAGGCTTAAAGGGGTCTGGTATAATAGATAACGGAGCAACAATAAATTTAATCTTTGACCCTTCTGACCCTGTACCAGAAGCGGATAGATACATCAACGGCAGCGGTTCACACCCATAACTAAGGATTAAAAATGAAAGAGTCATTAAATGATATAATAGCTAGATTAGATAACGAGAATAAATCATTCAAGCGTGATTTAGCATTAATTAAATCTGCTAACACAAAGAGTCAGGAGTTATTATCTAATAAGATTAATGAGTTAAAAGCTAATGCGATTGAGTCAGAAAAATCTAATGATAAAGAAACCCTTTGTACAGAAAACAATATTAATAAAATAAATAAAGAATACATTGAAAATCAAGGTCACACCAAAAAGAATCTTGAGTATTTAGTTGCTTATATGGATAATTTAAATAAACAAGTAATTGAATTAAAAAATACATCAGTAAATCAGCAGCAAGCCACAAAGAATAACAAAAAGATTCAAGAGTTATTATCTAATAAGATTAATGAGTTAAGTGCCGATTTAATTAATGGCAAAAAATCTAATGATAAATATATTTCTGAATTAAAAAATGAAATTGAAGGGTCAAGTCATAATATTAACGTGATTAAAAAAGAGTTTGGCAAAAAACATCATGATTTATCATTAACAATTACGGAGTTAACAAAAGATCTAGGCAAAGAAACCCTTTGCACAGAAAATAATATCAATAAAATAAAAAAAGAATTGGTTGAATCAAAAAGTGACGCTAACAATAAGCTTCGTGGTTTAAATGAAGATCTACATACCCTAAGCGACAATGTACTTAAATTAAATATTACATTAACAAGTAATGGTAAGATATTAAAAAGCAGTATTGGTAATTATAATGATTTGTCAGACTACGTATCTGAGTTAAAAAATGAAACTACAAGGTTGTCAAATGAAATTAATTTACACGATAAAAATTCAAACAAAGAAATGAGCAATTTAAAATCTGCAAATTTAACTGCAAAAAAAACAGTAACAGACTTAACTGAAGTTGTAAGCGGTTTAAATAAAAAGGTTTATGGGTTGGGTAATGCAATTAAAAACAAAGACAATGATTCTTTAAAAGGAATAGAGGCAACAAATCAAAAGATTGAAGATCTAAATAAATGTAATTTAAATAATATTTCTGAATTAAAAAATGAAATTGAAAGGTTAAAAGGTATGATAAAAGCACTCAAGACAAATCCGATCAAGGCTTTTACTGATAAAGATATTAACGACTTGATTGTTAAAAATGTTACAGAACCGTTTGTGACAAATTTATATAAAGGGAAAAAATAAAATGGCACATATTACACTTCAAGGCTCTTTGGAAGATCCGAACGGTTCTCTTTCTGTTGGTGATCAAATTAGATTTACACACGACAGCACAACAGGTCTAACATTAAAAGGCGCGGTATCTGTTGAAACAATAACGCCTTTGGGAAATTACTATATTGAGTTGCAATACGGGTTTGTATTGGTCGAATACAAACCAAGTACAGCACAGCAATTTAAAAACCTTGGTGTAGCTACAGTTAACGCAACAAACACAGCAACAAGTATACCCGAGCTATTAAATGCGCTTACACCTGTTTCTGATGCTAAATTAATAGAGTTTCAGGCCATCCTAGCTGATTGTGTTACAGCTAAAAACGCTGCTGCCGCCTCTGCTGTTGACGCTGCCACCTCTGCCGCCCAACTAACTACAACAGAGTTGATTTCAAGCACAGCTATTTATGCTGCTGACGTTGTTGTCAATACGGTTGGATTTACCACAAGCGGCGCAGGCGGCGCACCATGGAAACAAAACGGCGTTACAGGCCAAACAGTAAGTCAAACCCCTGCACAATTAGGTGATGCGCTTCTTAACGATGGTAATGGTAATCAGTGGTCTTTGATTGGTTTAGCGCCATTCGATAGCCCATTCATCTTTTCATCTACTCTTGGTGATGTTGCGGGTAATGAATCCAACGTAACACAAGTTTTTTATGCCGCACTGGTGAGGTTAAAATCATTGTCTGGTGGGGTATTACAAACAAGTTTAGGATTAAAAACAATAACTTCGCGATTACCAGTGTCTGATAATATAACCATTGTTGGTGGTGGTATAGATGCAACAACACTAATACTATCAAGTGCATTTCCTGTTGGTTTATCTATGTTCATCAATGAGACTATATCGGTTGGAGCATACACTTACGGAAATTCAAATATAAACATAAAAGAAATGACTATTTCTGGAAATGGTAATACTGGGAGGACAACTGGATTAGTTGACTTAATAAAAACTAAAGACTCTAGCCTAAAGCATGTGAAGTTTGTTAATTCAGACTATTTTGGCATTACCGACGCTGGGAATCTTAATTTATTAATAAAATCATGCAAGCTTGATAATCTAGGAAAGACAACAGGGGTTTCACCCGCTATTTGGTCGCAATCATACATACCAGACGGCTCCAAAAGCAAAGGAACTAAAATTTTATCGTCAGACTTTACCAACAACAACAGGTCTGCTATACAAGCTGCATCACAAGGCATGTTAATTCATGGCAACACATTTGATAATAATGGAGAATCTACAATATTCATGAATACAAATGCAAGTGGCTGTATAATAAGTGAAAATACAATAACAAGGGCAAACTTGACAGATATTAGTGCGCATGGGATTGAAGTTGGAGGAACTGGGCATTTAATTTGTGACAATACAATATCTGATGTTGATGGTACAGGTATCAGCACTTTAGACGTAACAAATACGAGAATAACAAACAACACTATCAACGGGTACAGAGTAGATGATACGTTTTACTCTGTTACTTGGTCTGCTTCGGGAATTGGGGTAACAAACACATCTGCGGGCGTAGTATCAAACTTAGTTATTTCTGATAATACGATAATCGGAGGGGCTAACGGGGTTAATGCTATAGTTGTATATCATCAAGCATTGTCAACACCTTGTGTTAGTGTATCTATCTTGGATAATGACCTTGTTGATGGAGGGTCAGGTGACGATATACACTACCAAAGCGCTGTAACTAAAAAAATGGGTGCGAATTGTAAAGTAAAGGGTAACACAGGACACATATCAAACTCGGCAGCTATCGTGTCTTTTCAAGCGGGGACTGGTGTAGGGGATTATGAGCATAGCAACCTAGGCTTTCCACCGCAAAAGTTAAGATTTAAAACTTTGGCATTCAGAACAAACGAACACTCTGTTTCCGACGGCGTGGCTGCGAAATTGGGTAACGGTTTTGTACAGCATTATGCAATAAACTCTTCAACAGGCGCTACTTCTGGCGGGACACAAGGTTCATTTACTGTCATCAGAATAGATGACAGTGCTGGAACTACTTTATTTAAAGCGACGATATCTGATTTTGATGGTGTTGATGGACTTGGCTTCAAGATAAGTAAAAGTGTAGCAACTATAAACCCTGTGATACTGCTGGAAGCTGAACCTTAAACTAGCGCTTTGTCACACTCATAACATAACGAATGTAACAGGCTAACACCACTATTGCAGTAACAGCGATTACTGCAATAGTATATAAAAATATTGCCATTCTATTTACTCCTGTATATTAAATTACAACTCTTCACTTAGTTGTTTGATTATCGCTTTAATGCAAGCTTTACAGGGCTGCACACTACCACCAACAGCTAACGCCACATGCTGTGCATCTTGAAAATACCAATCGGGTCTATCTGATGATTCTCTACCACACCACAGGGTAGGTTTAGCCAGTTTTACACCGTCATCATATTCATATTTTATTACGTGTTTTGTCATTTTAACCCCTTAATTTCAAACTCGATAAACTCATCACCTTTCTTTACTTTTATTTTTTCAGTGACAGCCCTTACAACTCGGTTGTCATTGAAATTATACTTTTTCTGTAAGCAATCTTGAAACGGCTTTATTGGGTTGTCCCAATCACTTCCAGCAGAGCTAAAGCCCCATTTTAAATATAACTCTAACGGACCATCAGGAATATTCATTGGACGTAATAGTTTTAATATATCCGACTCGTACTTTCGATATTCTTTAGATTTTACTCGCCTACCTTGCCATGCTTTATTTACTGAAAGAGGCTTGATGTTTAATATCATGCGCTTGTATCCATGATTGCGTTGTAAACCTCATGACTTGGCACTACGTAACCTTGCGCCCTCATTACTGTAAACATATCATTAAATAACTCTCTTTGTGTGCCGTACCTTTCCACAAATGAGTGCTTACACTTACCTACGTGAAATTCATGGTCTTCATTTGGATCGTGTAACTCGTAAGGTACAGGTAATATAAACCAATGACCTATAGCAACCTTGTTGTGCTTAGCGCTACGCCCTAGAACATGATGTCTCTGTATTGGTATGTAATCGTTATTGTAGTCATCACCATAAAGAACATACATATTTGTTTCTGCAAACTTGGTTATATCTTTCATCCATTGCTTTTGTGCTGAGTTAGCTTGCTTCATTGCCATCATTTACCGCCTTACTAGTTAAACTTGCACACTGACCTTTTAACATTTTAATTTCAATTTTCTTTGATTCGATCTGTAACTCAATAAGTGTTTTTTCATCTTTGGTATCATTGATAACACTAGTATTTAGATAAGCCATGAATGATATGCCAATCATCAAGCCCCAAAAAAAACCATTAAAATTATTCATCATTTACCGCCTTGGGTATTTTACTTTGCCACCTTTGCCGCGACTACCACCTCGAGCTGAATTTTTTGGACTCATATTATAAATATCATGAGCTGTTAATCCTGCTGTCGGGCTTGCTGATTTTGATATGATACAAGCGATTACACCGATTACACCGACATTAAGCGAGCTTTTATTTAACCTTCCCATTATTTACTCCTTCATGTTAATTAAATTATTTGCGTTTATCTACCCAGTTTTGTATGTCTTTTAACCACTGTGGTGATGGGTTATATATAGGGTTTATTCTTTCAAAAAAGTCAGCTAATAACCTGAATAAAAACTCAAGCGCCCCAAGCGCTATAAGTGGTGATGCAAGCACTAGCACTGGCAGTACAACTAAAATTAAAACAAACCACCATCGCCAGTTTTTTATGTGCGTAGGTATTTTCATCTTATTTACTCCGTTTATTAATTATTTTGCTCTTGCATAGCTTTGCTGTAATCACTATCCCGTGGGTTCAAATGCTTAATACCTCTTTCAATCATCCAATGCTGCAGCATATTACAACAATGATAGCGCTCGCCTCTTGTGCCTACTCTGCCGCTTTTACCTTTGCGCTTTGCCCATGATAAGCGATCGCCATTTTCATCTGTAAACCAAGTAGAGCTAAATAACTCTTTAGCATCAGCTTCGTTAAATTTACGCTTGCCGTGAAAGTCGCCCTTACTATCCATGTATAACGGCATAGTTGAGCCATTTTGAGCCATCCACTCACCGGCAGTAGCACACCATGAATGAAACAACCGACTCATGGACCACTTACCTATAACTGGATTTTTAGCTTCTAAAATCCAGTATGGCCCGTCATTTAATAATTCGATAATCCAACTGTGAGCATCATCGATATTATTTTGATTTAATTGAAACTCAGCCATTTTTTAATTTTTTCAATCTAGCTATTTCAATATTTGCATTTTTTAGCTGATTTTCAATCAAGTTTTTTTCAAGATTAAGTAGCTTAACACTCGCAAGTAATTCCAGTTCTAAAGTTGTGTTTACCACGGCTTTGTTTAACTCATCAGCAAGCGACGACAATATTTCTACTAAATGTTTTTGCGTGTCAATGTAGCTTTGCAATGTAAAGCCCTGGCTCAAGCACGCTTCCATACACTGAATTTCCGCTTTAATACCGCTGATTATCTCGACTCTTCGCTTATTCATTTGATTCTCCACGGACTTTAGCCAGTAGGGATTTTGTTTTATTTATAAATCCATGTATCGCCTCAAATTCACCGATATTAATATCATCAACATCATTGACATCAGACGGGTAAAGATTCTCCCATGCTGCAATATGAGCCTGTAGCATTGCATACATCTCAGGAGCAGCAGAAATCAAAGCAATTCTTGCTACAACCTCTTCGCCGTCACCCCACATTGAGCAAATACCCATACCGTTTTTATCTGCTGGCCCTTGCGGCGTAACCATCCACGGACCTTCTATAAATTTAGTTTCCATAATAAACCCCTATAACTTAGTGTGAGCAATAAATGCTTCAGCGCCTTTTCTACCGTAATAGCTGCCTACATAGTGTCTATCTTTATTTTTAATGCGCCTTACTGTGTAGTAGATATCAGCGTGATAGCACTCATAAGCGGCTTTACCTGCTTTAGGGTTAGCGTCTTTAAACACGGTAGCTTCAAACACGGCAATCTTACTTCTTCGTGTCGCCCCCATAATACGCCCAATAATTCTACTTACCGGCATAATATTTGGCGTTTGCGGCTCTAAGTCTTTGCGTGTTGATGCTGAGTAATTTGCTTTCATTTTATTCTTACCTTTAGTTTAAATTTAATATTTGGCTTTGTTTTATTAACACCCTTCACGTACCGCCACTCACTGCAAACCATGTGATTTCTTGACCATAAAGACTTAGATTTTTCATTTATGTGAATTCCATTTACTATGGGCATCCCTGCACAACACCCATCACAACTATTTTTTATTTCTTTCATTGGAATGCCTTTTGAATTGTTAATGTGCATTGTGAAATGAGCTAGGCACGGACTCCAACCATGGCAAACGCGATTTATTCGTTTATTAGCGCGCGGGAAATCAACCCCGATATTACTAACTCACTTCACAATAAAAATTAAAAAGCAGCACACGGTTAGATCAGATTTATAAAAATAACAAAGATAGTAACTGGTTATAATTATGTGTGCTGCTAGTGATTACAATACTAAACTATTAGCTATGCGTATAATAACTAATAGTTATGGGGTATATTTATTTAGTCTTTAATCAAGTTTGATGATTTTAAAATATGCTTGATAACTTCCATCGTCCACCCGTTTCCACACATTTTATAAAGTTGCGTATTACTAATGCCAGCGCTCAACAATGTATCAATATGGTGTTCCGGTACTGTTTGCAGCCTGAAACATTCGCGTGGTGTTAGCTTTCTATACTTGGCGCCATCATTAGCAAGCCACCTTGATTGATGCCCGTCAGATAATAAGCAATTAGCTTTATCATCTTTTCTAACCTCAAAACCACGACCTCTTTCAGCAGCAGATTTCATCATTAAGTGGTTGTTATGCTCCCAAGAATTAGCACTTAAACAAGGCGTTTTACCATCTGTTGCTCTTTCGCCACCTGGGTTATTACCTCGAGGTTTTTGTATTATGAGGAAATTCCCGTTCCAGCTGGCGTATTGCCTAGCAGTCATGCAGATGGCTTTATCTGTTGAACCATCATTACATATTGCCGAATATTTCTTTTTAACTTGAAACTCTTGCTTATCCATCCACCATTTATGCCACCCATCAGAGTTAGTATCTAGGCATTCATACTCAATAATATCCTTTAGTAAGATACCCTTGTCACCTGGTTGTGTAACTAGAAAACTCGTCCAGTAATATCTATTGCGATTCTGAGCAGATACAAGAGCGCTATTTATTAAAATCTTATGTACTTTACCAAGTGCGTTTTCAGTATGGGTTGTAATGTATTGCTCAAACTCTTTTTTCATCTTCACGTTTTCAATTAAAAAATCAGCTTTCGGATTGTGATATTTAACGTGCTTCATAATATCTAACATCGTCCAAAACAACATGCCGCGTTCGTCTTTATCGCCTAGCTGCTTACCTGCCATTGACCAAGCTTGACAAGGAAATCCACCGGTAACTAAATCAATACTAGCCCAATCAATATCCCAATCGCGCCAATTTAGAATGTCACCCAAGTGGACAGGCTTAGACTCAAGGAATGGCAAAAGGTAATTGGCATCATAATTATCACCATGTATATACTCAAGCTCGCTGGTATTAATAACCTCGCAATCATTATCAACATCACCTAGGTGAAACTCTTTACACCACTCAATAAATGTCAGAGGCTTACCAAACATGGCATCTGTTGCCTGATTAGCGTATTTATCAATTTCACTTGAGTAGTATTTGTTAACTTTAATACCTAACGACTCCAAAGCCATTGAGCAAAAACTCATACCGTTGAACAAACTTAAAGTATTCATTTCTCATCCTTAATTATAATTATTTTATTCATATTACTTATCCTTGTTGTTGATTTTACGTCCAACGCGAGTTATAGCGCCTCTGATTTGCCCTAACTTAATGCCGACAAATCCCATTTCTATTTTAAAAACTCTTGCTGTAATACAGTTAGAACAGCCGTACATATGGAGCACTTCATCATATCCATAGCCACCATCATTTTCAGCGTTTAATATCTTTACTGCTTTATATGCGTGATTTCCGCAAGTACCATAAACAACATCATCATTTGATAATGCGTTTTCTCCGTAAAGAATATCTTCAAATTCTTCGCTGTATTTATGATTTGATAATTCAACGCCAATTTTTCTTTTGTAGTCATTTTTTAAGTCTGAATACTCAGCGTGTTTTGCTATTAAATTTTCTAGTTTATTCATCTTACTTATCCTTTTGTGCTAGAAACACAAACACTAATCGTGCCGTTTTTATTTATGTATGCGTAGGCTTTAAAGTAATCACTTACCCATCCGCAACTATTCCAACCAATACCGTAAGTCTCTCTTTTTAAATCTTTTATAAATGCGTTGGCGCACGAATGACCAAAATTCCACATGTTAATTGTTAATTCATCTTCATGAGTTCTTATAATTACTTTCTTCATCTTACTTATCCTTGTTTAATTTCTTTGCAGCTAATTGGCGCTTTATGTCACTAGCGCAATTTTTAGCACGATTACTTCTATCTTTAATTTGTTCAGGACTCATTCTTTCGCTTACTATTTCTGATGTCTCTAATCGCTCATGAGTTGTTTCTTCTGGCTCTTGATATTCAGAGTTTATCAAGCCCATGTATTCATCTTTAAAATGTTTTTCAGCTCGCTTGTGCTCAACCTGGCTTGATGCGCTATTCATTAACCACCAATCAACTTGTCTACATAGTTCAATAATAAAAGGGCGGGTATAAATGTGTTTAGGAGAAAACAAATTTTGATTGCTTCGGTGTTTTATACATTGCTTAAGTGCTTGCTGCTCGGTTGGGTAGCCTAAATCTTCAGGTGATGGCGTACACCATGATATAAATTTACCGCAGCTTGGTAAAAAATCAGTGTCGGTCGCCCTGGCTTTCTTTAATCCGCAAGATATTTGTTGCTTAGTCGTTATGTCGTTTTCAAAGAATGCTTTTACCCATTCCTTTTTAGCACCTTTTATTTTGTCTTCGGTATCCCAAGTGTATCTCCAGGCAGGAAACACAAACGCTAGTTGCTTAAACAACTCGTCAACAATTGTTTTTACTATCGGTGGTATTTGGTTTTGCAATTCATGACCGCTAACTTTAGTTAAATTTAAGCTGCCAATTGTTTTTGATAATTCTTTCATAGTCCCAGATCCTCTTCGTGCCAGTTTGATGCGGATGATGCTGCCAGTACATCGGTTTTATTTAATTCTGATTTGTTTCTGCTTATCCAGCCACTAGCGGCTGATTGCCACTTTTTCATTTTTGTTTTTCCTACCATCCAATTTTTAGAATCATAGAACAACCAGAACTTTTCAGCCTCAATATTATTTGATCCTTTTTCAACAAAGTAAGAAACTGTTTCAATATCTGTCGGCGGTGTAAAACGCCTAGTTACTTTCTTATCATTCTTACATTCTTTCATTCTTACATTCTTATCTGTTGCGATTTCATTGTCATCAGCTTGCGATTTCATTGTCATCAGCTTGTCAACTGGCTTGTCATTGTCTTGATGCGAATCATAGCCAAGCACAGTAATAACGGTGCTTCTAGCTTGCGATTTACTTGCTATCTCGTTTGTCGAAATTAGCTTTTTTAATGATGTTCTAATTTGACTTACTGATAAACCTGTTTCTCTTGTTAGAGTGTCAACTGATGTTAAAAATTGACCTCTTTTTATGTTGTGGCCACGCCATTCGGTGTCACTATGATTAGCCCTTAATAGGCAATGAAGAAACAAACACTTAGTATTTGTATCGTCGTACCACTCCCATTCTAAAAGCTGGCGGTGTAGCTTTATCCAACCTGCAGACAATTTCTAATCCTCTTTTATTTCAATTTCAATATTAGAGTGGCAGCGCTCTAATAGTCTGATTGCTTTTACTAGCTCATCAATATCATCAATGCTACCGTAAGATGCTAATTCACCTAAGAGCTGTAACGCACTTGCTAACTTCACTTTTTGAGTTAATTTCATATATTCTGGTTCAGTCATGATATAATCACCTTCTACTATTTAATTAAGCCGCTACCGTCAAGGGCGGTTTTTTTATGCGCTATACTTTAATAATTTTTCAAGTGTCGGCGAGAATTCTAAAACCGATTTATAATCTAACCCTTCATCCTTACATAATAATTTAATTTCTGAGGCTATCTTTTTTGCACCACTAATAGTAATAACTCTTGCTTGCTCGGTAAACAACCCATAATTACCTGATTGAGTTCCTAAGCTTGAAATATCCTCGTCTAACATCTCTTGTCTTTGTGCTGGTTTCTTTATTGCTGCGTAAGTAAATTGTTCCATTCGTTTAATCCTGTATTTAAAGTTCAATTGAATTATATTACTCATAAGGGTTGCATGTCAAGTGTTTATGTATTAATATCAATCTCAGTTAATAACTAACAACCAAACCATAAAGGAATTACCATGAAAAACATCAACGTATTTGCAGCAGAATTACCAACAATCACAGCATTAGAGGAATCACTTAATAATGCAGAGGGTTTATTATTTACGCCTTTAACAGATAACCAGTGGTCTAATTTAGGCTTAAGTACTAATAATCAATTGACTGATTTAGGTAACGGTTACCGAATTGATTTTATTTATGCAAGTAAAGATATTCCAAAGCCCCAAATTAAAGAAGAATTAGAAAAACTTATTTCTATTATGGGTTATGAGCCATCAAAAGATGAAGTCGGCCAATTATGCGAAAGTGTAACCGCTGAGTTTTGCGCCAAGATGATAATAAAAACTGTTAAATTCTCTGCTTACTACCACACCAAAAAACAATCATTAATATTTGACTGTAAAGATTCGTTAGCGCAATCAGCACTTAGTTTATTAATTAAAGCACTTGGATCCGTTGAAACTAAAACGCTGCATTGTAGTAATATTTCAAATTCGTTAACGTCAAACATGCTTGAGCAATTAAATACCGGTACTGATTTAGTTAAGTTTGCAGGGTTTGAGACTGGTGATCTTTTAGTGCTAACTAATGCAGAAAAAGACGTGGTTAGATTTAAGGGCGATTACCCAACGGAACAAGTAAGCGAATTACTTTTTGATGGTTACGAGGTTAAGCAGCTTAATTTATCTAAAGATGGCGTATCATTCACGATTAATAATGAATTTAAAATCAAAGGCATTAAAACGTCATTTGATATTGAAACGGGCGAGTTTATGGATGAAGAAGACTTTAAAATACATTTACAGGCGCTTGAGTTGGAAATAGTAACTAGCCACTGTGATGATTTACGAAACTTTTTTGACAAGCAAAAAGACGAAGTATAATTGCTAACATTAACTGTTGCATATATTGCAGCAGTTAATAACAACCAACAAATAAAGAGAATAAATATGAATTTAAATATTGAATTAGATTATATATTAGAGCTAACGAAAGAAGAGGAGTTAATGGCTAGCACTATTAATACGGATCATGAAAATTACAAAGGCAGTGATGAAGAGGGGTGCTTTAAAAATCATCAGCAAAACATCGTTAAACTAAAATCAATATTTAGGCATGTAAAAGGTTACCAGTCTTACTTTAGACAAATTAGAGGTATATCTAAGGATGCAAAAGTTGCCTACTTAGCTAACGAGGCTTTGAAGATTTAATGATAAATAGAAAACACAAAAAACGACATAAGGCCGTTTAAATAAACACCAAGCGCTACTAAGCTAGCGCATTAACCACGGAGATAGTAACAATGAGAGAAATTAAATTTCAAATATTATTTGAGGTTCACAACAGGGACTTTACAACACGCATAGCTAGTCACTACACATCACTTAATAGACTGACTACTGGTGATGATAACTTTGATTATAGCGCGGTTAAAATAATAGCTAAACGCCAATTTACTGGCTTGCAAGATAAAAACGGTGTTGATATTTACGCGGATGATATAATTCAATTTTCTGATAAATACGAATGGTATAGAAGTCCGCTACAATCAAAGGATGAGATTGAAGAAATACTTCAAGATCATGTTAAATACCCATACGAAAGAAGAACTGTAAAAATACCAGAAGATTATGAATGGTTGTTATCTAGTGAAATTCAGAATTCATGGGAAGTTATCGGTAATATTCACCAAAACCCAGAGCTAATCAATAACAACGTATAGCACTATAAACAATAAGGAATATAATAATGACAACAATCGTTTATGATCATAAAAATAAGCAGATAGCATGCGATAGTCGAAGTACAATCGGAGGAACAATAATCGATAACAATGCTATAAAACATAGAAAGGTAGGTGATAAGCTTTGGTTTATTTCAGGTAGACCTGGTGATGCAGATACATTCATTAAAAACTTTAATCCATTGCATTCTGCTAATAAAAACATGGATGTTTCATGTATTTTTGTGTTACTTGAAGGTGCTGGTGCTGGTAACGTACACATGGCTATAAAGGATAGCGACGATACTTATGCAGAGTGCGTGGCTGATCATGATTATGCGCAAGGCTCTGGTGATAAATGGGCTTTAGCTGCGCTAGACTTTGGATTTACAGCTAAAGAAGCTGTTGAATACGCAATAACTAAAGATGTTTACAGCGGCGGTAAGGTACACGTATACGACATAGAAAAAGAAGTGTTTATCTGATACAATAAACACAGGACGGAAATTACCCGATAGTTTTATTCTCCTTGGCCTTCTTAATCGAAGGTCTTTTTTTGCGTTGTAAATACTTGACTGATAACTAGATTTAATGTAAATTCAGATTTGTTATGCGGAAGCAATTACTATGACCAATTCCTTTTTGGTAATTAATTGTTTTCTAGGGTAGGGGGTCGGACCCCTACCCTAGCTTTAAATCCCAGTCTATTTTATCTAAAACTCACACGTAAAAAAACCGCATCTCAGCGGCTTAGTAATCTATATATAACTTCAGTAATTAAATCACCATTTACACTGTTTATTTTTTAAATAAATCCACGTTAATCTTTTTGTGTTAAGACATAAACCGTCCGCATCTCTCATTGTAAGTCCGTCAAAAAAAACCTTCAAGCATTTCACCATCACGATCTATTAATAGCAACCTTTCATCAACCGGCGGAGTATTTTCATAGCCCCTTTTTTTAACTTCTACTATTAAATCGCTGATAAACTCATGCAGGTTTTTTGTTTCAACATCATCAAGCCCGCCTGATTCCCACTCTATAAGTGCTGCACTATAATTCATTATTTAGTCTCTACTGTTAGTGGTTGAATGTTTTCACAGACTCCCTTGTAAAAATAACTATGTTCTGTACACATTTGCTGACGTTCCTCACTCCATATGGCTTGAAATATATTTGCAACTTCTTCTATGTAAAACTGATAAGCCTTACCATCAATCAATTCAATAGGTGGTGTTAATGATTTAACCCATGAATTATCGAATAACCCACAACCTATACCCATGGTTGGGTGTTGGAAAGTAATAGCCTGTTTACACCCTTTTGCCACCGATAAACCTATAACCTCGACCTCCTTACCTTTAAAATCAAAAATTCTACTATGAATATCTACATCACCAACCGTAAATTCAGAGCCTAATTTAGGGCACTCACCGTTATCAGCCATTTCTTGCGTGTAGGTTTTATCCGTCATGTTATCACCTTTAAAATTAATAAATTGCTCTGTTGTTGATATGTAAGTTAATGCTTTATTGTTCCCTTGTTTATTAATGAAAGTAAAATAAACCCCACCCTTGCGCAAATACAAAAATTTATCTCTGATGTAATGTTGTTCCGTATTATTTAAATCACCCTTTAAAGCTTTATGTGCTATTGCTAGTGCGCTCATAGTATTAATCCTTTTGCTCTGTGTTTGATAACCTCAATTGACAGTTGAATTAACGCACTAGTAACATCATCATCAGTAGCGTTACTGCCGACAAAAACGCACATCTCACCGTCTTTTTTGAAACTACACGCTAATGCGCTACCTAATTTTATTTGCGTTTGTTTTAGTTTGTCGTACTCCTTACCGTAGCTCATAATATTAGCCCTGCTATAAATTCAACTATTTGCGCATTAAACGTTATGACTACAATTACTATTGCTGCGTTTATGTTAGTGCGTTTTGATAAGCTCATTTTGCTAGCTCCTTTAATAGTGCGTCTGCGTAATAAGTGCGCCATGCAAAATACAAAGCAATCTCACCTTCTTTCGTCCAGCCGCACTCACCTATTTGATATGAATTCCCCTCCCTGTGCCACGTTAAACTTTCATCAGATGAATCCGCAAACTCGCGATGAAACCATGACGGTATATTGTCAGGGGCTAAACCTGCGAAATGCTCACGCTTAGTCAAGCCCGCTTCCTGGTATTGGTACTCTGGTTTTTGTGTAAATGGGCTTGCCGGTGCGTTACCGTTGTCGTTAGTCATTTCTATCATTACTTACTCCATCTAACTTTTACATTTAAAATATTTAACACGTACTCTACATCGCAAAATTTAGCAGATGTATTGCCATGCCATACTCTTGATACTCTTGCGTAAGTCAAGTCAACACAAAGCTTGTCTAACGACATTACTCCGTCGATACCTGCCACCAATGCTGCATCTCTTACAATACCTTTTAACTCTTTGCTTATAGTCATTTTAACGCCTTATTTGTTTGGATTGGTTAATAATACTATAGGTGTACGTATTTTGCAAATAATATAATTAGCGAAAGTGCTTGACGGAAATTATTATACGCGCTACTATTTGTTCATCAGCAACAAGTAACCAATAAAGAGATGCAAAATGTCACAAGCTCAAATAGCAATAGAAAAACTCAAGTCTAATCAGTTCGCATTATTTGATAGTAGCCTTGGCTTTTGTAGAAAAGATGGCTCTGTTTATTATTACACTGATGGCTCAATGCTTAACTCTTTTGCTGGCAGTGTTAAAATAATTCAATTAACTAATAAGCTGTAACGAAAGGATTTGTTACAAACTAGCTTACCCGCCCGCTTAATTGCGGGTTTTTGGGTATCAGCAACAAGTAAGGATTAAATAATGAGTATAGAGAATCAGATAGCAGTTCACGCAGATGAGCCAGAGCAATTAAGCGCTAATGAAGTGTTATTACTGTTAACAGAAGGTCACTGTATTTATATCGACGGTGAGTTATGTAACTTATTTGACGTTATAAGCAAAATAGAAGTCGAGTCATTAAGACAGCTTGCAGAGGATATGTTGATTAATGATGATGTTCAGATGCAAATACGCGAGCTTTACATAAAAACAATACAGGAGATGATGGAATGATAGATAAAAACAACCTACCGCTTGATGCGCCCAATGCAGTTTTATCAGATGCTTGTGACGCAAGAATTAGTATACTTTTAAATGCACATAGAAACATTGATGCGCAAAATTTATTAGGTACATACGAAGTGCAAAACATGCTCCAGGATATGATTAGCGAGCTTGAAGATATCAAGGAGAATGGCGAATGAGTAATTTCAATGTAATAGAGTATGTTAGCGATCAAGAAAGTTTGTTTCTACCGGTTGTTTCTGATGAGTCTGTAATTTGGGAAAAAGAAAAGCAGTTTGCTATTCAAGCGTTAACCGCAAATGATTATCTCGCAGAAGTAGCAGGACAAAAGCCAGCGACACTACAGAATGCAATAATCAATATCGCAAGCATTGGTATCAGTTTAAACCCTGCGCTAAAGCATGCTTACCTAGTACCGCGTAAAGGCGGTGTGTGTTTAGACTTAAGTTACATGGGCTTGTTACATTTAGCCCAATCAAGCGGTGTTATTTTATGGGGGCAATGTAAAATAGTTAGAGCTAATGATACTTACCAAAACGCAGGATTATCAAAAGAGCCAAATCATTTAGCTAATACATTTGGTGATCGCGGTGAAATTGTTGGCGCATACTGCACAGTTAAAACGATTGACGGTGATTTTCTGACAGAAGAAATGAACATTGCTGAAATATTTGAAATACGTGGTCGCTCAGAGGCCTTCAAAAAAGGCTATGGGCCATGGAAAACAGATGAAGGCGAAATGATTCGTAAAACAGTGGTTAAACGTGGCTATAAATATTGGCCAAAGTGCGAGCGCTTAGGTTCAGCTATTCAAATGCTAAATGATAACGGCGAAGGTATTGTTGCTGAAAAAGATGTGACCCCATTTATTGAAAACCCTATCAAAGAATTGCAAGATTTATTAATTGATAAAGATCCTGCTAGGTACTTGCCATGGTTAAAAGTAACTAAATTTGAAGATGTAACTGAAGACCAAGCAGCAGCAGCGGTTATAATGTTAAGGAATGCTAAACAATGAGAAACTATTTACAAGAACTATCAAAACTAAAAGATTTATTCGGGTTTGATCCTTCGTTAATTGAACAAGGTTCAGATGAATGGCATATTCTTAGATGGGCGGTATTTACAGCCAGTAATGCAAAGCACTTATTATCGACTAAAAGAGGAACGAAGGGTGTTATTTACGGCACTGATTATGTGATAGCACCACCTTCAACAGTGGGTAGAAAAACATACATGGAAAGTTTAGTCGCCATGATAGCCTCTCCCCATATTCCTGATGATATTGGAGCAAAGCCTTTACAATGGGGTAAAGATAACGAGCCGTTAGCAAGAGATGCTTACGAAGCTTTGACATTCAACAGCGTTGAAGAGTTGCCATTTATATACAAAGATAAAAACATGAGAGCAGGGTCTTCGCCAGACGGGATGGTTAGCGCCATCAATGGCGGGTTAGAATTAAAAAGCCCATGGTCAAGAACGGTTTACATTCAGTTTGCTTCACAAGATAAAATTAAACATGAAGAGCGCCATCAATGTCAGTTCAACATGTGGTGTAATGATTTAGATATGTGGCACGTTGCTAAATTTGATCCTCGAATGATTAATTGCAAAAAACTGCATATGGTAGAAGTAGAGAGAGATAAAATAGCCATGGATATGTTCGATGAAGCCATGGGTAGATTCACAGAAGAAATGGACGTTATGCTAGATAAAATGGGTATGACATTTGGCCAACAATGGCAACAACAAGGAATAAAATAATGACAACACAATTAGTAATTATAGAAAAAGGTAATGAGCTTGAAGCTTTATCAACCGAGAAAGGAATACAAAGCCTGATAGCCAGGGCGAAAGAAGCTGTAAATAATAGTGATGGGGGTAATCTTAAAACTAAAACCGGCAGAGCTAAAATAAGAAGCAATGCTTTCCAGGCTACAAAGCTAAAAACGTCTATGGAAAAAGAAGCCGTTAAATTGATTGAAGGTATTGAAAAAAATATAGCTCCCGAGCTTGAAAAAATAGTAAATATAAAAAAATACAGCAAGCAATTAGGTTTAGGGCTAGACAAGGTGCGCGCTGACACTAACGCAGAGGTGAAATCATTTGAAGATGAATTGCAGCGAATAGAAGATGAGAAGATAGAGCAAGCCAATTTAGAGGCTTTATCTGTTAAAAAAGAAAGCGATCATGAAATAGCTATTTTTTTAGATGAGAGGTTTGATCGTGATCTTGCTGAAGCTGCAGCCATGCAACTAGCCGAAGATACTGCGGAAGTAGAACGGTTAAAACAAGTTCAAATTGATAATGATGCACGTATAGCAAAAGAAGCAGCAGAAGCGGCCACAATTAAAGCTGAGCGCTTGGCACAAAAAGCTATTGATGATGCTCAAGCAGCTAAGCAAAAAGCTATTGATGATAAAATCAAAGCTGACAATGATTTGTTAGAATCTCAAGCGAGAGAAAAACGATTAACCGAGCAAGCAGCGCAAGAAAAAATTAATCAACAATGGTTAGCTATTGAGTTAGATGCCCACGCCATAAATGATAAAATGATATCTGACGCTTGGCAAAAGCATCATCAAGAATTAGCGGAAAAAGCGCGATTAGCATCAATAGAAGCTGAGCGACTGGCAGGTATTGAGCGCCAACGATTAGCACAGCAAGCTATTGATGACGAAGCCGCGCGTAACCTAGCTGATGTTAATCATGTGAGAACAATTAACAGAGCAATATATACATCATTTATTGACGCAGGATTAACGAAAGAATGCGCTACATTAGCAACAAAAGCACTAATAGATAATAAAGTTTCACACACAGCAATCAAATATTAAAAGGAAAAGAGCATGCATGTAATACACGGCGAAATGAGAAAAGCACCATTTGTTAAATCAGGTTGCGGACAAGACCAGCAATCAACAATGTTCATCATCGAGTTGGCAGAAGTAAACAAAGATAGTCGCACAGGTGACAAATCATATACAAATTACAGCGCTGCTATTTTTGCTAAGTCACAAGCTCAGATTGACCATTACAATACAACATTAGTCGAAGGTAATTTTGTTGTGATTACGGGTGATAAATTAAAAGTTGATGTTAGCGAAAGTCAGGGCAAGCAATACATTAAGTTACAAGTTGAAAACGCAAGGCTTGAAGGTTCTGGTTATATTGATAACAACCAACAGCAGCAAGCGCCACAACAGCAGCAACAGCAACAATACCAACACCCACAGCAACAACTTATCGCCAGCGCGCGCGGTTTTCAGCAGCAAGGGCAGCATCAGCAACAACAAGGAGGTTTTCAAGGTCAACAGCAGCAACAGCACAACCCTAACGGATGGCAAGGTAACAACCAGTAACACATAAGCCGTTAATAGCGGCTTTAACTTTTAATTGACTTCTATCCGGACGTACGTATACTAATACAAACTGCAGTTCGCACACAAAAGGGTAAGGTTATGTTTTTACAGGAAATAAGCAGCACAGAAGCGCAGCGACAAATGGGTAAGTTATTTAAACTTGGAAATAAAAAACCCACATTACTTACGCGCATGGCTTCGCACGGAAAGCCAAAAGCAGATTTAGTTGTAATGAGTAAAAAGCATTACGTAAAATTACTAAAAGACAGCAACAAGGATTAACTAATGCCAGAAGATGTAAAAGTATACGAAGCAGGTTTGAGATCGAATGCTGGTTATTATAGTCAGTTTTTAACTTACACTTAGGAGGGGTTTATTGATGATTGAATATTTAATTAACTACGTAATTTTTTGTTACGCATTCGGGTTAGGGTGTATGGCTTGCGAAGGTACGAATTTCCAGGCATTTGTTTTGTTTATTGTATCCCCGATAAGCCTACCGCTTTTGATGTTACAAAAATTATGGCTGAAAATATTTAAATAACTTACACATAGAGATATAACGATGAGCGAATCACAAATAAAAAAAGATGCATGGTATGTTATCGGCAATACAGACAATACTGAAGGTAGGGGTCGAAATGTCGTTTTGCACACATGCCAAATCAGGGCAACTGCCATAAGATTAAGTCGTAAAAAGGGTGTTATGGGTAGTGATGCACATATAGAAAAAGGCATCGTTTTTACAGATAATAATGTTACCTACGGAAAAGTTTACATTGAAAATCCAAGTAGAGAAGATGTTATTTATCAACAGAAAATAGACGATCACGAGGCCTTAATTGCTAAAGCGAAACAATTAGGCTTAAGTGAAGAGGAAATAAAATTACTTCGTAATTAACCTAAACCACTGCGCTATACGTAGCGCATAACAAAGAGTAATCAAAATGAAACGCTGCACAATAACTGAATACGATGACACAACAATAGTTGAATATTACAACCAGGAAACGAAAAAGCGTATTGAGATTAAGTTTAATGATTTTGATTCAGCTATTGAAGCAATTCCACATTTAGAATTTGAAGAAAAGGTAACAACATGAATAGAGGATATAAACCAAGCACAGGTAGCCAATCTTACATCAATACGTTAACACCGGTGTTGCAAGAGATAGTAGTAGAGGGGTTTTATATTGCTAACACTAGAAAATTACACTGCCCTGACATCTCAATAGTCCGCGGCTTTGAAACTGCCGAAGGGCAATTTAAATTATTTATGAAAGGACGCAAGGCTTTAGATAACGGTAAGTATTTAACTACAGGCCCGACGGTTACTAATTGCGATGGTTATAAATTAATATCCGACCATCAAAAAACAGACAGAGACGGAAAGGCGATAGCTTTTGATTTTGCTGCGTGGGTTAAGGGTACTAATTACGAGCCTGGAAACATGGCATTAATAGCGACCTGTTTTTTTGAAGCTGCGAGTAATCAAAATGAAGATTTAGATTGGGGCGGTAATTACAAATCGATTAGCGATGGTAGTCACATGTCGTTAATAGTAAAACCAACAAATATTTGGTTTTAATGCTTGTAATGCACAAATATGTTGTTATAATAGCTTCATCAAGTCGGGACACAAGTAACGGCATTAAGTAAGAGCAGTTATTATGGAATTATCAAACACTTCAATCATCAAAGGCTTATCAGTTCAAGATTCAATTGTTGCAGCAATCAATGAAATGTTTAATAACCGCGCATCTGCCGATTTTATTGACTGCTTAGTTGTTGATGCGTTTGTTGGCACATGCGTGCAAGTGGAAGTTTGTGATATTTACACAAACACTAGAACAAGCTATTTTATCGCAACACAAATGGTGGGTACTGATTTTGTGCGTGTTGATTATTGTAGCGATAGTGAGATGGTGTGGGGTATATAGCTGCGGCAATCAAAATTTAATCACAAGGGTTAGGAAATGAGTTCTTAACCAGAAATTAAAGAGTAAATATTATGACCACATTGCAAGAGAAAATAGAGGCTGCTGTTGATGGTGGTATGGATACATTTGGTATTCGTGTAATGACAAGCAATCCAATACAAAATGTAGTCATCAGCACCAATCAAGGTGACGAGATAAGCCCGTCTTTCGAATGGGTTGATGGTGAGGTAACAGGCATCGAGTTAGGCGGAACATCAGCACTTTGGTTCGATGTTGATTACTGTGACGGAGAAGTTAATACAGATAGTTTTAACAAGGCAATGGATAAAATAAGTCAATATATGTATGACGAGTGTACCGTTGTTGTTTGTGGTGGAAGCCTCGATATTGATGCTATATGTAACGATATTGGTGAGGTTGTTATACGTAGCGCTAAGATAATACAGGTGATAAATTGATTAAATCAGTAACAGCAAGCAAAGCCGCAAAATCGGCAGGGGAAGATGCAAAAAGACGGGGCTTTAAAAGCTTAAAGCAAGTTCAGGGGATCGGTGGCGAAAGTCAGCAAACGCTAGGTAACTGGTTTAAAAATCAACCGCTGCGTTTTGATATTCACTTGCTTGGTTGTGCCGTTAAAATTGGATTAATTACAACTGAAAAGGATTGATATAATGATTAAATGCAAAGGCAAAAACTGTGAAGCGCTTCGCGGTGTAGGGCACTCAAAAGAGTGCGTTTCGGAACATGAAAAAACTGTACACTCTGGGGCGGGGAATAGGCACCCTAGCGCAAGATACAAAGGGTACACTCTTGAGCCGCTAGAAGCTAATGCTAGTGGCGATGAAAAGCACGCTTGGGAAGAGGGGTATTCGGCCAGAGAAGACAAAGCATAACACTTAACGATAAGAGAGAATGAATGTGGATATGTTAAAGGATAATATCAATATGGTTTTGCTAGAGCTCAGGGCAGATAATTCTAGGGTTCACTACTCTGTGCTTGATAGTGCAAAGCTAGAAATAGAAAGGTTAAACCGAGAAGTTGAGGGGTTGAGGTCAGCACTTAATTCACCCCTTAATAGTGCAGAGCAAAAATTTAAAGCCTTTATTTTTGACGTGATGGTTAAAAATAAAATACAACTTGATTATTATCCAGATGGCAGTGTTGATGCTTGCGTTAGTGGTGGCAAGCAGAGTACATACAAAACCGCGGAGTTAGCAATAGTGGGTGTGGTTAATCAATCAAACTAATAGGGGTATAACATGAAGAAAACCAAAGACAGAAAACACAAAGACAAAAAGAAATACAGGGGCAGGGTATGAACTGGTTTAACGTATTTGATAAAACAATTGATTTAGCTTCTGAAGCAATTGAAGATCCCGACAAGCTCAATGAGATTAAAGGCAACATCGAGAGGATGAAGCAGGAGCGTTATACTTTAGAGTTGCAGACTAAAACTGTACCCTGGGTTGATGCGCTTCACAAAATGGGGCGACAAATAACGGGGTACATCGGTTATGCTTTAGCTTTTTATATGGTGAAACAGGGTTATGATCCCATGGCAGCTATGGCGGCAGTGGCTCCTGGTGGAATATATGCAGCATTCAAAAATAAAGGGAAAGTGTGATATAATATGAACTCATTCATCAACACATTGAGTAATATATGCCAGGTAAGCGAAAACGTTGATATGGCTAGCGTAAGCAGTACACTGTTGCTGATTTACGTTTTGTCATTTGCATTAATTAAAAAAGGTCACTTTTTAGTGGCTTTTCTTTTGGTTGAATTTATAAGTTTTAGTGCTGTTTTTGATCAGTTAACTGAGCCTCAGTACTTTCTATCTAAGATGCTAGTTTATGTTTCCCTGTATTTTGTGTTAAGTGGGTTAGGGTTTAAATTAAAATCATTGCTCCCTTGTGTTATTATGGTTTTATTTCAATTGCTTATGGCTGCGGATTCGAAGTACTATGGAAAAGCTGATTCATTTATTTTCATCAATCACACGTATATTGTTACTTTTATTCATTTACTCATCATTGCATCACTACATAAATGGAAATGGCTTGGTCGGGTTTTGGGCAACTTTGTTCGAACTATTCGCAGTATCTTGGGCGGTAGTGACGCTATTGCATTTATTTGTTATAATTTCAGCACAAATAAAAACCAAGCAGTCAAAAAATGAGTGATCAAACATTATCTTTATTAATAACTGAGCTTATCGCATCTCAAAAAGAAACTAACGAAAGCATTAAGGAAACAAATAAAGCCGTTAATCATTTATCTAGTTCTGTTGATAAGCTGATTACTGATAACAAAGTCAGAGAAGAAAAAGATAAACATCAGGATGAAAAAAACTTAGTGTTTGCTGATTACATTAAATCATCATCAAGTGTGCTTGGTCGTGCTTCAGTATTTTTGGCTACGTGGGACAAAGTAAAGATCCCACTAATAGTTGTTTTTATAATTGCTGTAATGACAGCATTAAACTTTAATTTTTCAGGTTAAATAATGGTACATAATAAACGTGGCGAAAGAGCCAAGACAAACAAAAGAAAGAAAAAAAATAAATAATATCTCTGAGAGATAAACATTTAAACCTTGGGGGTTGAGATGGCATTAGAAAACAGCAAGCACGAACAATTCTGTCAAGTTTGGTTAGAGACAGGAAACAAATCAGAAGCCTATCGAAAGTCTCACGCTAATAGCCTTAAATGGAAAGATGAAACTGTTCACAACAAAGCAAGCGCATTATCCAAGAGGGGTGAGGTGTTGGCTAGGTACAAACAACTGCAAGAAAACACCGTTAAAGCTCACGGTGTAACCATTGAAAGCTTAATAGCAGAGTTAAACGAAGCAAGAAAGGTCGCACTAGGTGCAGACACTCCGCAATCATCAGCGGCCATCACAGCGACAATGAGCAAAGCCAAATTAGTTGGTTTAGATAAGCATGTTGTTGAGGTGAACTCTAAAGTTACGGTAAGAAACTCACTCGATGACTTTTACTAAACCCACCCTAAACCCTGCACTAAAACCATTTTGGACTACACGAAAACTACCTGATGGCACTCCCGTTAGTATGCGTGTATTGCATGGCGGTCGAATGTCATCTAAATCACATGATGCAGCAGGAATGGCAATCGCTCGCGCCAATCATCATAAGGAGTTATTCTTGTGTACTCGTATGTATCAGAATAAGATTGAAGATTCTGTCTATACTCTACTAAAAGATAAGATTACATACTTTGGGCTAGATGCTAACTTTAATATTTATGCTAACTCTATCGAGCATAAGACTAACGGATCACAATTCAAATTTTATGGCATCGCCAGGAACATCGAGGAAATCAAATCATTCGAAGGTGCTACGGTTTGGTGGAATGAAGAAAGCCAAAGCTTAACTAAGAAAATGTTTACTACTATACGCCCTACTATTATGCGTAATGATGGCGCCGAAATGTGGTTTACCATGAACGGTCAAATAGTATCGGATTACTCATGGCAGCGATTAGTTGAGGCTCCACCTAAAGGTGCATTGGTTCGTAAGATTAACTACGATGAAAATCAATTCCTAAGTGAATCAGCATTACGTGACATTGCCGAAGAATTTGAAGAGGACTACGAGTTAGCAGACCACGTATATAATGGGATACCTTACGCTGATGATGATCAATCAATTATCAAACGTTCTTGGGTTAACGCTTGTGTTGATGCCCACTTAAATCTGGGCGTTGAGTATGGTAGTTTTTATGGTGCGCTGTGCGCTGGTTACGATGTTGCCGATAGTGGTGCCGATAGAAACTGTGTGACGTTATTCAATGGCGCGGTAGCAATCACAATGGACGCATGGAAAGCGGGTGAGGACGAATTAGAGCGCTCATCAGTAAGGGCATATAAACACCTTAGCGATTCGGGCGGTATATTATCGTATGATTCAATTGGTGTTGGCGCTGGCGTTGGCTCAATACTAAAGGGTAAAGGCTATAAAAATTACTCTAAGTTTAACGCTGCTGCTGAAGTATTTAATCCTACCCGGGAGTATTCACCGAAAATAACAAACAAGAAGAAATTTGAGAACCTAAAAGCTCAAGCGTGGCGTGATGTTGCAGACAGAATGAGGAATACATTTAACGCTGTTACAAAGGGCATGAAATATGATATCAGTCAATTGATTAGCATATCATCGGACTTAAAAGGCTTGGAAGAATTAAAAAGCGAGCTATCAGCACCAAGGGCAGATTATTCTAAACGTGGTCTTGATATGGTTGAGTCAAAGAAAGAAGTTAAAAAGAGGATTGAGAAATCCCATGATTTAGCTGATAGCTTCATCATGGGTGCGTGTCCTCATTTAGTTAAGAGGCAAAGTGGAAGGTTAAATATTGATGGTTAAGTTACCCCTTTAATATTAATGTTCAACTGCGTTAACTGGTCAATCATACGCTTCTGATTAACTAATGATTTATGTTGTAATGCTATACGCTCATTAATTTTAAAGTACCAGCAGATTAGCCCACGGATAACTACAAATGCCAGTATTGATACAAATACTATTATTGCTATGTTTTGATAGTTCATGCTTTATCCCCTACTGTTAGTGGCTTGAAGTCATAAACTCCATTACTGATATTGTGTGATTCTATATTACCTAAGTAGTCGGTAAATATTAACCATTTACCATCTCGACTGTAACCGTTAATGTAACTCTTGTTAAAGTAACTATCATCTTGATGGGATTTTTTTGATAAGCAATCCATACCCATACTAGGTAAGACACCGTTAGCAACCATTTCTTGCGTGTACACTGGTGGTTTGCTCATTGCTATTTGTATGTCAATAAGTCTTTGGTTACTATATCCATAATGATATTCAGACTTATAATCACTATAACTCTGTTCACACTTACCAAAATTAGTTTCGCATTCCGCTACTGCGAGCATAAAATTATCATAGTTAGTAATCACCCCTTTGTCACAAGCATACAATTGATCTTTGCTTTTGTGCCATTCGCCTTGAAGCTCATTAACCATGTCGATCACTGTTTTCATTATTTATTCTCCTTAATTTTATCTTCCAACTCATCATATTTAATACGCATATCTTCAGGCATGTCTAAGTAAAAATCTGTACAGATTTTAATTAAATCTTTAAATATTTCTAGCTCTGTAACACTTACGCTTATTGTTAATTTGTCCATTACTGTTTTTTCATGTGCTGCTTTTAATGATGTCATTATTTATTCTCCAATTCATTGATTAAACGATTAAGCATTGCATGATTAGCATTGTTTTCTTTTTCGTATCTGCGATAGCTCCTAAGTGATATTAGGTTGGCATCGCAAAACTCAGTTAGCTTGTAACCCTTGTTTCTAATCTTTCGTGTCAAAACATTCATATAAACCCCTTTATTTGTCATCATTGGCATTAATATAAGGCATGATTGGCACTATTACAAGCGAAGTTTAATTTATTTAGCTATTAATGATATAATAAAGAAAATTATATAAGGCTGTGACGATGGCATTAAACACATTAGACCAAGAATACATTGAGCAAGAAAAGATTCGCTCTGAAACAAGGGCAGCTATTACCGGTAAGTATGGGGTATTAAAAATAATTACCTGCTTGCCTGGGCCGCAATATAAAACTTTTACATCATTTGTTGGGATGGATGAAGCTGCTATAAATCAAGCTAATCGATGTAATGAGCAAAACATTTTACGGGTTAGGTCTTATTGGTCACGTGGTCGTTGGTTTCCGGCTACCGGTCGCACTTATGAAACACTAGGTGGTATGGTTTGGAGTAAAGAGCCAGAGTCGGAGATTCAGCCTAAACTTGAATACTTGGTTGATAATGCAGACGGTAAAGGCTGTGGATTACGTGAAGTCGCTCAAAAAGTCACAGCTAAAGTTATTGCTGATGCTCGATACGGTATCTTAGTTGACATGCCAGCTTCGCCTGTAAATGATGAGGGCGAAAGAATCCAACTAACACCCGCGCAAAACGAAAGCCCTGAGTTTTCACCTAAATGGATTCAGTTTGATGCAGACCAGATTATATACACTCGTAACAATGGTAAATCTAATTCTGTTGATGAAATAAGGCTCGTAGAAATTCGCAGCGAACCCAAAGATGAATTTGAGTGGGAGGATAAGAACTACATTCGAAGATTGATTATGATTGACGGTATTTATCACAATCAATTATTCAACGATAAAGATGAGCTTTTATCAGATGTAATGCCAGTAGCCAACGGCTCAACACTCACTGAAATACCGTTTCAATTCTTTGGTGCTGATGATAACAGCCCTGAATATTCAAAGCTTCCTCTTTATGATTTAGCTAACGTTAACCTGGGCCACTTTGTTTTAGATTGTGATAATCGCGATAACTTGCATTTTCATGGGCAAGGTATGACTAATATTTTCGTACAAGATGGGGGTGAGTTTGAGGAATCAAACCCAAATGGTTTGGACGTTGGCGCAAAAGGTAAAAACCAGTTTGGCGTAAATGATAGGGTAGAGATAGTTCAGATTGAGGCAACAGGGGCGATAGCTACTGAAATGCTACGTGATGAAGATCGCATGGTAATGTCAGGCGCTCAGATTGTAATGCCGGGCGGGAGCACTGAGACGGCAACATCCAAACGTATTGATGCAAACGCCTCTATGTCTATATTAAAGCGGATGTCATACAATGTCGGCGATGGATTTACACAGTTATTTGTGTGGACAGCTCAGTTTTTAGGCGAAGTAAGTACATCAACGTATAAGCCTAATACTGATTTTATCACTGATGATTTAACACCTGAGATGATTAAGGTTCACATGGAATTAGTACAAGGGAGTATTTTACCTGCTGTTACACTCAATGAGACAGCAAGAAAAGCACAGTTAACTGATTTATCTAACGAGGATATAGCTATTGAATTATCTAATCAAAATACATTGACAGGTGGCACAAGCGAGGAGCAAGCAAGCATACAATCTCAACTAGATGCGGCACTTGAAGAAATCGCAGCATTAAAGGCTAGTGAATAATGCCAGACGAAAAGCTAACCACTATATATTCTCAGCATACTATTCACGTACAGCGTGTTGGTGCTACCGAGGGCTTAAAAGTAATACCTTATCTTGAGTCAATCGAGAATGATGTGGTATCTATTCTTAACAAGTATCGCAAACGTAAAGTAACACCCGCCTTACAAATAAAGATACAAGACGAAATAGACACAGCTACACGTAAGCACTTGCAAGATTACACCTCACAACTTAAAGTTGAAAATAGAGAGCTAGGCGCTTACGAAGGAGAATTTGCAGCAAGTACATTAAATGGTCTAGTAGAAAATGACGATTTTAAGGCCATAGCGCCAACATCGGCAGCAGTTAATAGTATTGCGACAATCAGACCTGTCAAATTATCTGATAACAGTTATTCATCTTATTCAAGCATGATGAAGAATTACTGGGGTAAATGGTCTGATGAAATACATGGCGTGGTGCAAGCGGGATTTATTGAAGGGCAAACAATACCTGAAATAACTAACGCCATTACATCGCAGATGGATTTATCAAAATCAGGAACTACAAAAAGCGTATTAGATAGAGCCAGGCGGTCGGCTAAGCAGTTAGCAATCACAGGTACTAATCATTACGCAAATACAGCCCGAATAGCATTTGTAGACAAAAATGATGATATACTGAAGGGGTATAGATTTTTAGCCGTTAATGATTCCCGTACATCGAGAACATGCGCTAGGCTTGACCAAACAACTTACGCAAAAGATGATCCGAAATTAAGTAGTGTGACTCCACCCCTTCATCCAAATTGCCGATCAGCGTTGACATTTGAAGTTGATGATAGATTCAAATTAGATGCTAGCGACACTAAAAAAGCATCATCATTTGAGGTTGATGGAAAACGTGACGGTAAGCCGGTAGATAGTGACTCTATTTACTATGCTAACCTTAAAAAGTTAAAGGCTAGTGATCAAGATGCTGCAATAGGCCCGACACTAGGCAAGGCATTAAGAAAAATGAATCCAGTTGAGTTTGCTAAAATGACAGGGGACAGTATGAACAACCCGTTAACAATAAAGCAGATGAAAGAAAAGAATAATACTCTTGGTAATATATTAAGGGCACAAGATAAAACGTGATATAATTAATCTGCATCTAGGTTCATTACCGAACACCATTTAGTCAATGGCTGGTGCAACTCCTTTTTTGACTACTCTTGACCGAGGTTGTTATGAATACATTCAAAGAAATCCCAGCCTGTAAAAAATCCTTAACCAGAAGAAAATTAGTTCACGGCGTAGGCGTTAACGATGCTAAATACCTAGTACAGCCAATAATAAACAATAAGCCAAACATTTGCCCTTACTATCAAAAATGGAAAAACATGTTAGAACGGTGTTACTGCGAGCTACATAGGAACAGGTTTCCGACATACACTGACTGCACTGTAACCCCTGATTGGTTTGTGTTTTCAAGCTTTAAGCGGTGGATGAAATCGCAGGATTGGCAGGATAAGCAGTTAGATAAGGATATATTAGTACAAGGAAATAAGGTTTATTCTCCAGACACTTGTATCTTTGTCTCACCTGTAATTAATTATCTATTTCTTGACTGTGGAAGATCTAAAGGAATTTACCCTAGAGGAGTTTGTTTCGTCTCTAAGCGGGGTAAATTTAAAGTGCAATGCCGAGAAAACGGAAAGAGAAAGCACTTAGGTATGTTCGATTCAGTTATTGATGCTCACAATGCTTATAAGAAATTTAAGTACGCATTAATAAAAAAGGTTGCATTAAAGCAGGATGATGAACGTTTGCGCCAAGCTATGCTAGATTATATAATAACCGAATAACTAAATGCAGCCTGTGGCTGTAAATTATCCCTTGGAGGGAAGCAAAATGACTGAAGAAGAAATTAAAGTAATGCAAGATAAAATCGCCGAGCTAACTGATGCTAACGAAAAAATCACAAAGAATCGTGATGATATTTTAGGCGAAAAACGCAATGCACAACAGACATCGCAAGAAAAAGACCAAATTATTGAAGATGCTCGCAAGGCTGCTGTTACCGCAGAAGAAGAAAGGCTTGTCGAAAGCGGGCGCTACAAAGAGGCTTTAGAGTTACGAGAAAAAGAAACAACCGCAGCTATTGCAACAGCCAATGCAAGCGCGTTAACAGCTAAAGATGCACTGCAATCACGCGACCGTGGCGACATTATGAATAAGGTTATGGGCAACATACATGACGATCATAAGTGGAATTCAGAAGCTATGTTGTCAAATATGCTAAAAGATGGTTATAATGACCAACAACAGTACGCACCAACATTCGAGCATAACGGTGTTGTTGTAGCAAAAAGTGTAGACGAGTTCAAAAGCTGGGCTGGAGA